GGTACACTTCTTACATTTTGAAATTTTTTTCACTTGAAACAGACGCATATCAGACTTTCTGCCACAAACAGGGCACAATGCGGTACAAAAGAGGTCATTCCCTTTGACAGACGGATTTTTATAAACGTCAATAATTTTCCATCCATTGATGACCTGGCCGATGTACTGCTCCTTTCTTTTTTTCAAAAATTCCTGACTGCGCTGCCCTGCCATGCGGCGATTTGCACAAGCCTGACAGCTTGTGCTTTTTCCGTTTTTAAGGGACTGCCTATATACATCTCTCACGGTGCCGCATTCGCAGCGGCATTTTACATAGCCGCTCTTTTCGGATGTACCTATCACAATCCAGCTCCCAAAAGTTTGACCCGTCAAATCTTTTGCTACCATACCGGAATCCCCATCAAATCAGCCCATAGTGCTCTGCCAACAAAAAGCGGAGATACACAGGGCACGCACGCTTCTCGCTGCACCAGTCCTGCACAGTGCGAAGCGGGATGCCCACCTGCTTTGCAAAACCGGTCTGCGACAGGCCAGTACAGGCCACCATCTCTCGCACGTTCATGCGGGAAACATCCCAGAGATGGGACAAGCGGACGGTCTCGGCGTCCAGATCAAGGTGCCCTTCAAAATCGTCCGAGATGCTGAGGGTGACGTTACCGAGAAAAACTTCTTTCGGCTGCTTGGCAGCCATGCCAAAAAGTTCTGCATTGCTGTACATGGTTGACTTCCTTTCTTTCAGATGGTAATATATTTGCGCACCTCCATGGTGCGTCTTTCACAAAATCCCCTGTCAGATGTTGCGAGCATCCGGCAGGGGATTTTTTTATTTACAGGTTGATCCAGTCCTCGTACTCCTTGAGTGTCTCAACATACTGTGGGTAGAGGCGGCGGATGATGACGTCCTTCTCCATGTCATCCAGATCGCCCTGCATAAGAGCTTCGGACTGCTCTTTAGTCAGCTCCATATCTGCGGTGATTGTCCACTCGGCGTCATCCTTGCTATGCACAAGGGCTCCGTCTGCATCAATGTGAGCGTAGATCGTCCAGACGATTTCGCCGTCCTCGCAATCCATGGTCTTGTATTCGTCAGGCTCCACCTCGGTGCCGTTCTCCATGACCTTTGCGGCGAACTCTTCAGCGTTAAGGATCTTCATATTTTTTTACCTCCATGTTGTTGTGTGCTTGTGTCTTTCACTGTCTTTAGTGTACACGCGTTGCGTGCAATTGTCAAGACTTTTTTGAAAAATTTATACGCGTTGCGTGCAAATACTTGAGCGCTCATACAGCCCTGTGCTGTGTGGGCGCTTTTTTATTTGTCCTTCGTTGCGCGTTCCTTGTCTCTCCCGGCGGTTTAAAAAAGTACACTGGGCGCAAAGGGAGGGTGCACCATGTGGCACAGATTTAATCCAAACCCGCGCGGGAGCAGCGTCGGGGACTGCGTAGTGCGGGCGGTAGCTGCGGCCACCGGTCAGAGCTGGGAGCAGGCATATATTGCGCTGGCGCTCACCGGCTACGCCCTCGGCGATATGCCCAGCGCCAACCGCACATGGGGCGCATACCTCCAAAAACGCGGGTTCAAGCGCCGCATGGTGGAAGCAGACTGCACCACCTGTTATACCGTGGCAGATTTTGCCCGGGAGTACCCGCGTGGCGTGTACGTGCTTGGCTGCTCCGGCCACGTTCTGACCGTGATCGACGGTGCGTGGTGGGACAGTTGGGACAGCGGCGCAGAATGCCCGATCTACTACTGGTATAAGGAGGAGTAAACGATGCCTTACAATCCGTATGCGTATCAGATGCCGACATACTACGGCCAGCCAATGCCAGACAACCTCACTCAACTCAGGCAGGGAACAGGCTATCAGTCACCCATGATGCAGCAGCCGACAGCCCAGACAGCACAAGCTGCGCCCTCCATCATCTGGGTGCAGGGAGAAGAGGGCGCAAAAGCCTATATGGTCGCCGCAGGCAACAGCGTGTTGCTGATGGACAGCGAAAACAGCGCTTTTTACATCAAGAGCACCGACGCCAGCGGGATGCCGCTGCCTCTCCGCGTCTTTGACTACAAGGAACGCACCACGGCGACAAAAATGCCCCATCAGACGGCGCAGCAGCCCGGCGGGGAGTTTGTCACCCGAGCAGAGTTTGACGCTCTGGCAGCCCGCTGTGCGGCGCTCGAGAAGCAAGAGCCTGCAAAACCTGAAACGGAGGTCAAATAAGTATGGCAAACTCTCTTTTTAACGCACTGGGCGGCGGTATGCCCGCCATGCCAAACCCTATGGGTCAGTTCGGGCAGATGATGCAGCAGTTCCAGCAGTTCCGTGCAAACTTTCAAGGCGACCCGAAAGCAGAGGTGCAAAAGCTGCTGCAATCCGGCAAAATGTCACAAAACCAGCTGAACCAGCTGCAGGCGATGGCGCAGCAGTTTCAGCAGTTTCTCCATTAAGTCGTAACCGTGGCCACGGTTCAAGCATAAAAATCATTCAAAACACACGAAAGGAGTACAAAAATGTCTCTTTCTTCCGATTCTGCGGTTCTGACCATGCCCGTTCAGCCCGCAAACACCAACGGCAGCAACGGCTTTGGCTTTGGCAATGATGGCGCATGGTGGATCATCATCTTGTTCCTGTTTGCCTTCTGCGGCGGCTGGGGCGGCAACTGGGGCGGCAATGGCAACACCGGTGCCAGCGTCGTTGACGGCTACGTTCTGACCTCCGATTTTGCCAACATCGAGCGCAAGATGGATGGTATCAACAACGGCATGTGTGATGGCTTCTACCAGCAGGCGCAGCTTGTCAACGGCGTGCAGCAGACCGTGAGCAACGGCTTTATGTCCGCAGAGATCAGCCGCGCAAACCAGCAGGCGGCGTTCATGCAGCAGCTGTTTGCCATGCAGATGCAGCAGCAGGAGTGCTGCTGCGAGAACCGCTCTGCCATTCAGGGCGTCAACTACAATTTGGCCACCCAGTCCTGCGAGACCCGGAACACGGTGCAGAACACCACCCGGGACATCATCGACAACCAGAACCAGAACGCCCGCGCCATCCTTGACGCCCTGACCGCACAGCGCATCGAGGCAAAGGACGCAAAGATCGCTGAGCAGGGTCAGCAGCTGTTCGCAGCACAGCTTGCGGCATCTCAGGCAGCCCAGAACGAAACGCTCAAGGCCTACATGAGCGGTCAGCTGGCCTACTACAATCCGCGCCCCGTGCCCGCATTCCCGGTTCCTGCACCTTACCAGTACGGTAACTGCGGCACCGGTTGCGGCTGCGGCAGCTGCGCATAACCGAATCACGGCAACTGACTGCAAATTGTATGTAGTCTGTTCAGCCCCTGAGCTGATTTTGCAAACCAGAGCGCCGGGGCAAAAGTCCCGGCGTTTTTCTATGAAAGGAGCCGATAAAATGGCCGAATTTTCTAATTCTAACATCGTCATCGTGGCGTCGGGTGAAAATCTTCCCCTGACAGAGACCGCGGTGAAAGCGCCTGCCTGCATCATGCACCGTGAGGGCAGCGGCCTTGTGACCATGCGGGGTCTGACCAATCAGTGCAAAGCACGCTTCAAGGTAAGTTTTGGCGGCAATATCGCCATTCCCACCGGCGGCACAGTTGGGCCCGTTTCCGTGGCGTTGGCTGTCGGCGGTGAGCCGCTGACCAGTGCGACTGCCATTGTCACCCCGGCGGCAGTCGAAAATTATTTCAATGTTTTCGTGTCCGCGTTCATCGAAGTGCCGCGCGGCTGCTGCGTGACCGTGGCGCTCAAAAATACCAGTACGCAGGCAGTCAGCATTGCAAACAGCAGTCTGATCGTTGAGCGGGTAGCATAAGAAAGGAGATAAAGTCATGCTGGATAAACTGAATCATCTGAAAGACGAAATGTGCGACGAGCTCATGGAACTGACCGACAAAAAGAACCGCTCCCCGGGTGATGTTGAGATGATCGGCGAGATCGTGGACATCATTCTGGACATTCACCGCATCGAGGACTACTGCGAGGGCGGCGAGTACAGCCGTGCGGGCGAGTGGGAAGCTGACATGCGCGGGACTTTCGGCCGCGATGCCGGAAACGGTTACACCCGGGGCAACAGCTATGCCAACCGAGGCCGTCACTATGTGCGCGGGCACTACTCCCGCACGGATGGCCGTGAGCGCATGATCTCTGACATCGAGGACATGATGCAGGAAGCCACCGGCGCAGAGCGTGACGCCTACAAGCGTGCAGCTGACATCTTGCGCAACGCATAAGGGAGGAGGGCGGCAGGCATGGACATTGACGAGATCAATGAGCACATCCGAAAGCTCAAGTGCGAGGAAACCAGCTGGCAGAGCGTCAACAAGCTTGCCGCCCTCTGCACCGTGCGGGACGAACTGGAAGAAGCGCACGCACCTGAAACGCAGACCCAGGCATTGCCGCCCGCGACTTATGCGGCGGCGTACTCCACGGCAGCGGAACCGCTAAGCGACTTTGTGGCGGCTGCCAGCTCTGTTCCTTTTGGCGGTCTGATGCAGGTACTTGACGAGCACATGAAGGCAATAAAGCTGGTGTACCCGAAAGAGTATGAGCTCGTAATGCGGAAGATAAGCGACTTGTAAAAAGGCATAGAATGTGCTATTTTTACATAAGCTTCAGCGTTTGGACACGGGATGCATAGTCCAACAGAAAGCTAACAAATTAATAATTATTCACGTTAAAACGCTAAATAAATTTGATTTGTAATCAGTGGGTTGCAGGTTCAACTCCTGTCACCAGCTCCAAAAATAAACGCACGAACGATAAAAAAGAATCGTCCGTGCGTTTTTCCTTTTGCTTGAAATGCCTTGAAATCTCCTAAATGAACGTGATAGCCTAACAAACAATCTAACAAATCAGTACTTCATCTTCTGCATTTCCTGCAACAAATAGGCCGGGTCGTTGTGGGACACGTACTTGTTGGCCGTGGTGGAGAAATTTTTGTGCCCAAGAATGGCCTGCACGGCGGTCTTTTCCAGGCCGCACTCCACCATCTTACTGCTGGCCGTGTGGCGCAGCGTATGCGGATGCACCCCCTCTATGTGGCACTCCTGCATCAAGGCCCGAAACTTTGTAGCCACGTTGCGCTTGTCCAGCTTTGTGCCGGCCTTGGATGGAATCAGCCACTCACAGCCGCTATCAAGCATCCAAAAGGCAATGATCTTGTAAATGGGCTCAAGGATGGGGATGATACGGTTCTTGCCTGCTTCTGTCTTTTCACCGCCCTGCATGTACCGCTCTTTCAGGTGCACATCCTCGCAGCGCATGGAAAGCAGCTCGTCGATGCGCATGCCGGTATAAAGCAGCACCATTGCGATTTGCGCCGTCTGCCCAAATTTCGGGTCATTCTGTCGGATGCTGATCTGCTCGATCTCTTGTGCGGTCAGTGTGCGCTCTGCTTTTCCTGTAGCCGCCGGGAGCTGCAGCAGCATGGCGTAATTTTTGTTTATGATGTCCTGCGCCATTGCCCACTCGCATATCTGACTGAAAAGCGTGCGTTGCTTTTCGCAGGAGCTGCGGGAGAGACCCTTTTCAACCATCTGGTCAATCACTTGTTGATAATCTGCCGCTTTCAAGTCCCGCAATTGTCGGTCGTATAGCGGCGCAGCCTTTGCATAGGCCAGCTCGTACCCCTTTTGCATGTCCGTGCTGAGCTTGTCAAATTTGGGCTGCGATTTCCATTGGACATAGGCATCCGCAAAGGTGCACTTCAGACGCGCTGCTGGCGTGTTCTGAGCGTTGTAAGCGTCCAACGCTTGTACGGCTTCGCCTGCTGTTTCAAACGTCCCAAGAACGTCCCTTTGGGCTGTAAGCGCCACATACGGTCTTGCCCGCGCTCCACTCAGTTTATACACGCTGCCGCTGCCCTTGGGACGGCGGCGCTTTTTTCTTTGCTGCGGGGCGGCTTCCGGCTGCTTCTTCCCGCACCACGGACAAAAAGAAGCACCATCCGGGATCTCTTTCCGGCAGCATGGTCTCACGCATTTCATGGCTTACTCCTTTTTCTGCCCGATGTATCCGAAGGCACCATTTTCAGCAGCGGCCTTTCCGGCCTTGTAGTTGATCTTCAGGTCGTCAATGGGAGGTTGCGGATCGTCCGGGCATGGGTCAAGGCCCGCGATCTGCGCATAGGTATACTGGTCTATGATGGTTCCGCACACGCTGACCCGGTTATTGAGCGGGCAGTGCAGGTTTGCAGCTATCTCCGATATGACAGCAGGCGGGCTGCTGCCGTGACTGCCTTTCAGTATGAAGAGGAGTAACCTTTTCGTCAGCGACGGCAGATTTACCACGAGACGGCGCAACTCCGCGTTTAGCTCCTCGTCGGCCTTGCCGTCATCCGGCACTTTGTACAGATCCGGGTGGAGCATCTCCATGAACATCGTGATGGGTGACACCCCGCACGCAGTGCACCAGTCCATGATCTCGTCACTGTCCGGGCTGGTGCAGCCTTTTTCCCAGCTCTGCACGGTGCGCTCTCCTTTTTCGATGCGCCTTGCGATCTCCGCTTGGCTCAGGCCAGCAGACACCCGTGCTTTTGCAAGTGCTTTCCCGATTTGGCTCGCCGTAAAATAACTCATACTTTCACCCCCATAAAACCAGTGTGTTTTTAACAAAAAATGGCGCAGAAAAAGTCTGCGCCATTCGACAAATTTTATCCGTATTTTGTTTTCCAACGGCGCATGGTAAAATCTGGATTATAAATCGTAGATGTGCACAAAAGAAAGGAGAAAACAAAATGGATTTTGAGCAAAGAAACGGCAAAGAAACTGAAATGACCATCATCGACGGAATGCCCGCCAGCATCCTGACCGGCACCGACCACACCCCTGCACCCTGGGAGGAATGAGTTATGAAAAATCTGTCACACTTTCGCACCCATGCCCGTGCCCTGCTGGCCTGCTATTTGGATATGACCCCGGAGCAGCAGCGCCTTGCTCGCGCTTACATTCAAGATAAGGCCCTGCCGGAGGTGCAAGCCCTGCGTAACGCCGCCGGTGAGCCCGGCGGGGCGCTGGCGGCTGACTTGTTGCAAAATTTGCAGCAGCCTTGCAACCGCGAATAAGCTGAAATGTCAGCGTAAATCCACATTTTTCAGCGTATTTTTCCGCTGAAAGAAGGGAACGAATGGGGATCGACGACAACAACCTGCGGTTTTATAATATGGTCGTGAACAGGTTTACAGGCCAAGCAGCTGAGATTTCTTTGTGTTGTACTCCGCTTCCGTGATGGCCCCCATATCCAGTAGCTGCTTAAACTTCAAAAGCTCATCGGCGGCGCTGGATGCCGCCGGAGTGGCAGCCTGTGGCTTCTCCCGGCTGACTTTGCAGTTCTTGAGAAAATCGGTCATACCTCCGGGATAAACCGTTGTCGGCAGACTGGTTTCTCCAATAGGGATCGTAAAACGGATGGAAACGTTTTCTTTGCTGCGGCTGCCTTTGCGGGCCTCTGTTTTGGCGGTAGCAGCGCCCACGATAGCACCCACAGGACCGGCAACGGCTGCACCGATCACGGCCCGGCCAATGCCGCCTTTGGTCTCTGTCACCGTCAAATCGTCTGGCGCGTCAGATTCGTAACCGGCGACTTCATCAAAGCTGTAGATCATGCGAGGGCCTTTATCACCGCCGCGATGCCCAAAGCAAAACAGTCGGTTTGCCTTGTCGATGGACACAAAAAGCGCATCTCCATCATAGATGGAATCGGTCTCCTTGAACGCTTTGCGGCGGCCTTCCAACGTAGCCCAGTAATCAGCAAGGGCGGCTGTCGGTTGCTTTGCTGCTCGGATGCCCAATTTTGAAAAGAAAAAGTTGCTGCAGCTGGCGCAAATCAAGCCGTCCGCGCTTTTCTCACGGTTCAGAAGGCCCAGCTTTCCGCCGCAGACAGGACAGGCATTTGCCATAATAACCACCTCATAAACAAAAATAGGCAGCCAACCAGCTGCCGAAAAGCTAAATTATCAAGGAAAATGCCAAAGGGGGAAAATAAAGTGCAAGAAAATAGCACAAAATTGATGAAAGAAACCACAGAATGTGTTATACTTGAGAAAATCAAGATTGCACTTTCCCTTGGTATCGACGTGGATAAACTCTTAAAGGAGGCAACGCAAAATGTCGAATAATGTGCTTCTTTTCATCATCGCCGTGTTTGTTATCGCAATGTTTGCGATTCTCGCTTACGAGTTCCTTCATCTCAATGACTTTGCACTTTTTCGGTCTAATCCCAAACAGGAGCCGGAGCAAAAGTGCGCAGGCATCCCTTTAGAGTACCTTAAAACAGAAGTTACTTATAAAGGCGTTACCCTTGCAGACCTTATGGAGCTGTGCCCTGATACGCATTTCCATATCAAAGACGGTCTTGGCGGATACCTTTCCATTACACTAGGCAGCAAAGAAGCAAGAGCACCGCGCAAATACAGATCTGTATACGTTACCAGCCTCGACCCTTGCTCCTATGAGCTGGAAGTTTCAGACTCTTCGCTCCTTTGAGTCACCAAAAGCGTCAATAACGTACTCACAACAGCAGAGATCACCGCAATGGCAGCGCTTTGAAAGAACTGCCTGCGGCTGATTCTCTGCTTTCTTTGTTGGTCAACAAAATAAGTTTTTCCTTTATCCGTCAGCCTAACAACAGCGGGATTGTTTTCTCCTATGCGAACGCTTGGTTCAATACCTTCTACTTTTACATATCCATCAGCACGAAGAATCGACAAAACCGAGTCAACATTTTCTTCTCCTACGACCCGATTTAAGTACGCCTTTCCTAAATAACCATTACGATTTTTACTTTCATAATAATCATAAATGGCTTTGATGGCCTTTTCTTCCTGTTTTAGATTAGCCATTCCCGTCACCATCCGGCATATTCAAAACGGCATCAATCGTAGTGTTCAGCATATCCCAAAATGCCGCCTGCTGTTCAGGCGAAAGCTTTTTCATCTTATTAAGAGTGGCCTGCGCCTTTGCATCCAGCCCATCACCCTCCGGGGTGCTGGGCTTTTCTTTTTGCTCGCTTTCGCCTGTGAGCTCCTCAGACGGAACATTAAAAAATGTGGCAATTTTTTCAATCGTCGCTTTTCTTGGCACTGATCCATTGCTCCATCTGGTAACGACAGAGCGCTGAAAGCCCATTTCTTCCGCAACGGCTGACGGAGATTTCCCAATCTTGTTACAAAGGCGCACAAAGTTCAAGTAAAACAAAATGACACCTCCGTTTTTGTGCAAACATACAAAAGTGAACAAACGCAACAAAATGCCTTGACTGTTGCGTTTGTTTGCGCTATACTGTGCTTGTTGGATGTAAACAAACGCAACACAAGAGACACCCAAAACAATAGGCGTTTGCTTGTTAGCTATTAAGTACTTCGCGCCTACATAATAGCACGTTTTGTGAACATTTGCAACAAGCATTTTTGACACGGTGACAAGAAAAAGCCCGCCTGCGGTTGTTTCGCAGACGGACTTTTCACCGATTTGTAACCAGAACGCACTTGCTCGTGTCTGGAACTGGCTGGCTCAAAAGTTTGGTCATCGAAATCACCTGCCTTTTGAATCAGTTTAACTAGGAGCCTTGAACAGTATAGCAAATCGGTGCGCCGTTGTCAATTTATTAACCAAAAACAGGGAGGTGGAAGAGTGCCTGAACCGTGGACCGGAAGACTGATTGGCCGAATGCACAACAACGAAGTCACGCTGGACCAGCTTGCAGAACGTCTGGGATGGACGAAGAGCTATTGCTCGATGATCCTGAACAGCAAGCGCAAGCCGCGCGGCATCCGTGAAAAGATGGAAACTGCCGTCAGCGAGATCATCAAGGAAAAGGAGGACAAAACGGCATGAGCGAATTAAACAATCTCATCCCCATTAGCTACGATAACCCGGAGCGCCCCACTGTGAGCGGCCGGGAGCTGCACGAGTTTCTTGGTGTCAAATCCAGATATAATGACTGGTTTAACAACATGACTGCCTACGGATTTGCCGAAAATGTCGATTATGTGTCGCTTACTAAAAATTTAGTAAACGGTGGACGCAGCACCGACCACCAGCTGACCATCCCAATGGCCAAAGAGCTGTGCATGATCCAGCGCAACGAGCGTGGCAAGCAGGCCCGGCAGTATTTCTTGGCCGTGGAGGCGCAGTGGAACAGCCCGGAAGCGGTCATGCGCCGTGCGGTGCTCATTGCAGACCGCAAAGTGAAAGAGCTGCAAAGCGTGAACCGCAGCCTGCTGGCCGAGAACAGCGACCTGAAGCCGGATGCAGAGTATGCCCGGGCGGTGTGCGTGGGCAAGAACTGCCGCACCACTACCAGCATTGCCAAGGATTACGGCCTGAGCGCCGAGAAACTCAACAGCATCCTTCACGGCCTGAAGATCCAGTACAAGACCAGCGACGGCCAGTGGGTGCTATACGCAAAGTATAGCGGAAAAGGTTACACCAAAAACCGCAAATCCACGCCGTTCCAGCACAAGAGCACCGGCGAGTGGGACACCAAGAACACCACCGTATGGACGGAAGCGGGCCAGCGGTTTATCTATGAGCAACTCAAGGCCGTGGGAATGCTGCCCAGCGTGGAGCGCAGGCAGAGCGTGGAGCAGATGGAGCTTGCCGCCCGGCAGCACAACCAGGACGGGGTGGCGTAACATGACACTGAACCGCATGAACGGTAAAGGAGGAGCAAGCATGAAAAAAGCTATTTTTGGCGTAGCGTCCGTATTGGCAAGCGCTTTGCTGATGGCCGGATGCAATAAGCAGGTTATTGATCTGACCTATGAATACAGCTGGGCGCAGCTGAAAATGCCCGACGGAACGATTGTCGAGGGCAAGCTGAATAGTTGGGATGATTACGAGGGTGACCAGCTGCAAGTGAAGATTGACGGTGTGACCTATCTGGTTCATTCGTCCAACATTGTTATGCGTCATTGATGCAAGGAGGATCTTTATGAAAACCACGATGCGCGACAAGGTTTGCCAGCTGATTGGTAAGTATCAGTTCTTGGAAGAGGACTTCCTCGACAAGGCGTTTTTGAAAGCCTCGATGGGCGGTGGCCCTGCCGGCTTTTACAGTAAGTTGGCAGAATCTGCTCAGGCGGATATGTGCGGCCGGTTTCTGGCCGACCTGAAGAAGCTGCTGGAAGAGGACGAAGATGCAGCAGCCCAGGAAGACCCCCGCAAGACTGCCCCGGCAGGCAAGTGGTGCGCGGACTCAGCGGCACAGGCAGCTGAGAGAGTCGCAAAGGAGGCGCGGAACAATGGGTGAAGTACTATCGATCATCATCGCGTTTGCCGTCCTTCTGGGCATCTCGTGGGGCGTTACCTGTGCCGCCGTGTGGGCCATCTGCGCATTGATGCACTGGACGTTCACCTGGGCCGCCGGAACGGCGGCGTGGATTGCGCTGCTTCTGATAGGCAGCTTTTGCAGCAGCTCTAAAAAGTAAGGTGCACAATGGAAGAAGAATGGGCACTGTAACGAGATACAGGGAGGAACATAACGCATGAGTAAGAAGATCATCGCATATAAGGCCATGGACAAAAACATGATGTGCCGTGGCAAGCAGTATGAGGTGGGCAAGACCTACCATGAGGACAAGGCTGACTGCTGCCACGCTGGTATGCACGCCTGCGAGAACCCTCTGGATGTGCTGCACTACTACCCACTGAAGGATAGCCCGCACTTTTTTGAGGTCGAGTGCGGCGGGAACGCGGATAAAAGCGGAGAGGACAGTAAACTGGCCTGCACTGAGCTGACGGTGAAAGGCGAGGTAAATTTTGCAGGGCTGGTAAAAGCTGCGGTGAATGCCGTTTTTAATCGAGTGAAGGGCAAAGAACCTTTTTCCAGCGGCTATTACAGCACGGCGGGTTCCAGCGGCTATTACAGCACGGCGGGTTCCAGCGGCTATTACAGCACGGCGGGTTCCAGCGGCGATTACAGCACGGCGGGTTCCAGCGGCAATTCCAGCACGGCGGCAGCCACTGGGGCTTATTGCAGGGCAAAAGCAGACGGAAAAGATAGCATTGCCGTTGTAAACGGTGCTTGCGGTAAGGCGTGCGGCGCACTGGGCTGCTATCTGGTGCTGACCGAGTATGATGATGACGGCAATATGCTTCTGGCCAAAATGGCAAAGGTTGACGGAGCCGTTATCAAAGAAAACACCTGGTACACGCTCAAAAACGGGGAATTTGTGGAGTGGAAGCCATGAAGAAGCACTACAACAAGCGTTGGCTTGAACAGCGCTGGGATGCAAGGCAGCCGGAACGGTTGGAGCACATCCGGCTGAAACGGCAGCTGAGAGGAAAAAAGGAGGGGTGCGACAGTGAAGCCGAGCATGGGAATCGCAGAGTGCGTCCAGATTCTTCGAGACAATAACATCTCAAAGACCGAAAAGGTCTTGGGAGCGCAGATTCAGGCTGGAATTTTCCCGGAGTGGTCAAAGCCGTCCGTAGGAACAAAAGAGCTTTGCCCTGACATCTCCCGCGCCAGGTTTATGGAGTGGGTGAAGGATTTTTACAAGCTCGAAAAAGTTTATACAAAGGAGGATCCGAAAGAATGAAACTCAAATCTACTACTTACTACTGGTTGGCTGTCGTTTTTGGCGGCGTTGGAATGGGCGCGGCTATGGGCGCAGAGGGCACCGCGCAGACCACTGGATACATCTCCGGCACGCTGTTTGCGGTGTCGCTGGTGCTGATTTTGGCCGCTGTTCTGCTGGCTCGTCTGGGCTTTGCCGCAGAGGACAGGGAGAGAGCCGCAAAGCGACGCAAGTACGGCAAGATTAACCGCACCCACGCCCGCAACCAGGAATACCCGGAGAATCAGGAGCGTGGGGCATGATGACGGCCAAAGAGTACGTTGAGGGCAAAGTCAAATCCTACACGCGGCTTGCCGAACGCTGCAGGCGAGAAGCCGAAGCCTCAGACGACATTGTTGTCCGGGCCGAATACTCCGCACGGGCAAACGTCTGGGAGATGTGCGCCGAAGAAATGGACAACGTGCGGGAGATGTTGCAAGAAGAATCCGGGGAGATCACGTATGCCTGACACTGTCCACCATGTCATGTGGTACACCGTGTATGATGCCAAGACCGGAGACCTGATCGCCAGCGGCACGTCTGAGATGTGTGCCAGGCGGCTGGGTTACAAAAGCGCAAACAGCTTTGCATCTGCGAGCAGCCACAGTCGCAGCGGCAGGCATCCGGCTCGCAAGTACATTTTTGAGAAAGAGTGCATCCGACGTGATGAGGTGGACAGTCTGCCGCCGATACGCCGCAAAAAAAGAAGAGCCTGCCCGTGCGCCAACACGGACAAGCCCAAAGGGCGATGAGTCTCGCCGCCCATCACCACAAAAATAACATAAAACAGGAGGTTTTACAAGTGGCACTTTTGAGAATTTACGATGTGGAGCAAGAGCCGCCAGCGCTTGTTTCGCAGCAGCAATTTCCGGTTACTTCGGATGCAATTGCGATTGCCGATGAACTGGCAAAGAGAAAGCCCGAACGGCTGTACAGGGTGTTTGACGCCGATATGAACGTTGTGTATGCGAGGTGAATATTTATGCAAGAAGAATTGACCGTCCGGGTGGAGCATCCGGAACTGCCCGCGATCCGGTGGAACGAGACCGAGGTGCAGCAGAATCTGACCGAGATGCTGGCCGCCTACACCGGCCGCGTCTACACCCCGGAGACCATCAAGGATGCCAAGGCCGACCGCGCCGCAGTGAACAAGCTGGACAAGCAGCTCAGTGATGCCGCCCGCAGCGCAAAGGCATTTTACATGAAGCCGCTGGAAGAGTTCTTGCAGAGCGCCAAGCAGATGCAGGGCCAGTGTAAGGCCGTCTCCGGTGCCATTGACCAGCAGGTCAAGGCGGTGGAAGAAGCCGAACGGCAGGACAAGGCCGACGCCCTGCGGACTGTCTATGCGGACTGCATCGGCGAGCTGCGGGAGATGATCCCATTTGACCGCCTGCTTGTTCCCCAGTGGCTCAACAAGACCTATGATCTGGCAAAGGCCAGCCGGGAGTTGCGCAAGAGCGTGGAGACCCGGCGGGAGGAGCTGCGGCTCATCCGGGAGACCTGCGGCGAGGATGCCGAAGCTTGCATCACGGAGTATCTGCGTGAGCTGAACCTGAACGCTGCCCTTGTGGAGCACAGCCGCCGCCAGAATGCCCGGGACGCACAGCGCCGCGCAGAAGCCGAGAGAATGGCCGCAGAGAGTGCGCAGGCGGCTGCACCGGTCATTATCCCTCCGACCGATGAAGAACGTCAGATCGCCGCAGAATCGGTTCAAATGGCACAGGCCAATGCAGTCATCACGCCGGATGGCAGGTTGGATTTCAGCATGCTTCAGAAATTCGCAGAGCCTGCCCAGCCGGAAGCTCCTGCCCGCAAGCAGTATCGTTTCTGGGTAGAGTTCACCCGCGAGGATATCGCATGGTTCAAGCAGGGAGCCGCAGAGCGCGGTTTCCGCTATGGTTCTATCAAATAATCTTGGAGGTATTTACTTATGGCACTTACTCGTTCCGGCGCACCCGCGCCTACTTCGTCCGTTTCAAACGCACAGTCTCTGGCAAACCGTTCCGTCCAGAACGCCAACCGTGCAGGCAGCACTGCTATGCAGGCCGCATCCCCGTCCGTTCCGGTGGAGATCACGGCTGCCGATGGCCAGCACTTCACCGTGAGTTTTGGCGACGTGCGCAACTTCATCTGCCCCAAGGCCACCGATTCTGAATGCAAAATCTTTCTGGAGACATGCAAGCAGTACAAGCTGAACCCATTTACCAAAGAGGCTTACCTGATCCACTACGACAACAAGAACGATGACACCGCCAGCACCATCGTGCTGGGCAAGAACTGCTACATGCAGATGGCCGAGCGCAACCCCAACTTTGACGGCTTTGAAGCTGGCGTGATCGTCCTGACCGCAGATGGCCAGCTGCTGAACCGTGAGGGTTCCATTGTCTATGATGGAGACGGCGGCGAGACCCTTCTCGGCGGCTGGGCGAAGGTCTACCGTAAGGACCGTACCCGCGCCAGCTACGAGGAAGTCAAGCTCAGCGAATACGACACCGGAAAGTCTCTTTGGAATGGCAAAAAGGCTACCATGATCCGCAAGGTGGCGCTGGTGCACGCTTTGCGTGAGGCGTTCCCGTCTACCTTCGGCGCTCTGTACGATGAATGCGAGGTGCGTGTGGATGCCGAAAGCACCGCCCGCGAGGTGTCGCCTGAAGAGCTGCCGGTGCTGGATCCTTACGAAGGCTCCCACCGCCACCGCAAGACGGCAGGCACCCTGATCCCTGCCCCGGATGCACCCTCTGTAGAGGAAAACGCCGATGACCCGTTTGATGGTGATGATGCATGATCGTCCAGACCAAGAACGGCGTCATGCTGCACGGCGAGATCGCCAAAGACCCGGTGCTCCGGGATGCCGGGCAGAAGCGGGTGCTGAAGTTTGACCTGAAAGCCAGCCGCACACAGGATGAATCCGGCAAATGGCAGAGCTTCTTTGTGGGCGTGAACCTCTGGCACGGCATCGACCAGTGGGATGGGATGCTGCAGAAAGGCGATCAGGTCACAGTTTTTGCGCAAAAGCTGAAAGAGCGGGAGTATAACGGCAAGGTCTATTACGACGTGGACGCGGATGATGTTCAGCCCGGTGGGCTGGTGACATTCCGCTGGCTGCAGCAGATGATCGACCTGATGGCACAGCCCGGCCCGCCGCTGGAACCTGCAGAACCGGCAGGCCTGCAGGGCGCGCAGATGTACCCCTGTGAAACGCTTGCGGATTACGCACCGCACAGCACTGTCGCGCCTGAACCGGCTCCATCTACCGAGTATGACCCCATCAACGAAGACGCAGAAGATCTTCCCTTCTGATTTCGCAAGCTGTGCTATCCGGCTATACGGGCGTGCAAAGGAGGTGAGCAAGTGGCAAAAGAAGAAAAAAAGTCGTTTGTCGTGTATCTGGATTGGTTTGACGCGCTGGAAGAGTACACGGATGCCGAAGTCGGACAGCTGATGCGAGCTTTGGCGAAACACGTCCGCACTGGTGAGAATCCAACGTTTTCCGACCGTGGAATGCGTGGGAACTTCCGTTTCATGTGCAATGGAGTGGATTCTGCTACGGAAAAGTACGAGAACGTCAAGCAAAAGCGCCGTGAAGCCGGAAAAGCCCGTGCAGCTCAAATGCAAGCAAACTCAGCACATGCTAGCACATGCTACCAAGTGCAAGCAAGTGGTAGCTATAATGATACTGTTACTGGAACTGTTACTGATACTGTTACTGATACTGTTACTGGAACTGTTACTGATACTGTTACTGGAACTGGAACTGTTATATCCCCTAACGGGGATATATATAATAGCGCCGCCCACGCCGCCGTTGACGTAGAACTTTCCAAGATCGTCCAGCATTATCAGCAGGCCGTCGGGGACTTCCCACGCTCTGCACTGGACAAGCTGCAGAAGTGGAGGCAGGAGTACAGCACAGAGATGATCCTGCTGGCGATTGACAAGGCTACAGAAGCCGGAAAACGCTCGTGGAACTACATCAACGGCATATTGTCCGGCTGGAAACGGGACGGCCTGCGCACACCGGGAGACGTGGAAGCCAACGAACAAAGCAGACAAGCCAGACCGAGGGGCAAGCAGCCAACCGAAACCGTAGACGACCAGCTTGCCCGGGTGCTGGCGAAGATGGACAGAGAAAGAGGGTTTGAGACATGACGCGGGAAGACGTGGCAAAGCTGATCCGCATGAATTTTGTACTGTACAAGCTGGGTTCCAAGCCGCTGACCGATGAGGAGATGCAGACCACCATCGATGTGTGGGCGTACCAGTTTGGCGACTATGACGGCGATACTGTCAAGCGGGCTTTTCTGGCGGCGAACCGGGTATGCGTTTATCCGGTCACGGTGGCAGACATCTTCAAGCAACTTTCCCAGTGTCTTGACCCGTCCGCTGAATGGGAAGCTCTGGCTGTAGCGGCACGCAAGGCACAGACTTTTTTGAGCTGGCGCAAGTTCCCGATGGTGATCGGCATTGACGAAAAGGGCGGGCTGCTGCGTAGTGACGGACAGAAAGAACTGCAAGCCCTGTATGACCAACTCCCCCCGGCGGCAAAATCCTATGCCGGAAGCGTGGGAGGGCTGGCAGAGCTGGCTGAAATTCCAGACCTTACATACCGCCGGGCCGAATTTTTGAAGCAGGCGCAGGCAGATATCACCACCGCCCCCCGTGAAGCTGCAAGGCTGCGAGTGAGCGAGCTGACAAGGAAGGAGATTGAAAAATGAGCGAATATATCGACCGCGAAAAAGCCATCGCAAAAATCAAAGCAGCATATTGCTGTGGCTGCGAAAATTACAACGGCGTAAGATGCCGCGCGTGTCAGATTATGGACGCGATGGATGTGCTGGAAGATGAACCGGCAGTGCCTGTGATTGACGCGGAATCTATGAAAAAGTACCTGACCGACTGGAAAGACGGGCTGGACGGGAGCGGAAATTGGGGGTACTCGTACGCAATCAGGGCAGAGCAAACGGTTCAGGTGCTGGATACCACACTGAACCACATTGGTTACATGCTCAAGGAGAACAGCGGGGTGCAGACCGATGGTAAAACTTGAGCCCTGCAAAGACTGCCCCGACCGACACCCGATCTGTCACGACAGCTGCCCACGGTACGCCGAGTACAAGCGTCAGCTGAAAGCGCAGCGCATCTACACCAACGGGAACCACGAGGCGGAGCGGATCAGCCGCAACGATTTCGACAAAGAAGGATGGATGGGAGGAAAACACCCGCCCAGAAAAAGGAGAAAAGCATGAAAACCGTACAGGATATTATGGCTGAAAATGGCTCATTGGCAAACATTGAGCGTTTTCAGACGATGCAGAAGTGGGAATACAAGCGCAAGGTAGAGCACGCGCAGGAAATGGCCGAGGCATTTTACTACTGGGCAAAAGAGCACGAAAAGGGCGTGCACCTATCCGTGGGCGGTCTGGATTCCATCACGCTGCATTACTTCTTGGAGAGCATCGGGCTGCCCGTCACCTGTGTGTCCTGCTCATTGCTGGAGGGAAAGGGCGTGCAGCAGGTACACAAGCGGATTGCTGCAGAAATGGAAGAAGAATACAAGGGATGGATGGGCGATGGAGAAAAGCCGTCTTTCGTGTTCCTGAAGCCGCTGAAAAGTAAGGTTCAGGTCTTACAGGAATTTGGCTGGCCTGTGATCAGCAAGGAAAAGGCAGGCAAGATCATGTTGCTGCAAAACCCGACAGAGCAAAACGCAACCGTTCGACATGCGATCATTACCGGGGAAACCGGCGAATACGGCGGCTGGCAGAAAAACAGCCGGATGAAACTTCCGCAGAAATGGCTTGAGCTGTTCGGCGGTGCCGATGCAGAGGGCGCGGCGCTTGGGTATCAGGCGGCCCCGTTCAAAGTATCTGACCGCTGCTGCTACTACCTCAAGGAAAAGCCCTGCAACGACTGGGCACGTGAACACGACAGTGTTCCCTACATGGGCCTTATGGCCAGCGAAGGCGGGCGGCGCGAAAAGAGCCTGAAGATGCACGGCTGCAACTACTTCGGAAAGACGACCACCCGCAGCGCACCTTTTGCCATTTTTGACCGACAAGACGTTTTGCAGCTTGCACTTGACCTAGATGTGCCCATTCCCGCCGAATATGGCGAGATCGCGAAGGATAGAGACGGCAAATTGTACACCACAAAGGCGCAGCGCACCGGCTGCACCATGTGCGGCTTTGGAATCCACATCGAGGGCAGGCCGCATCGGTTTGACGTTCTGCGGGAGACAAACCCCAAAGAATGGGAGTTCTGGATGAAGCACGTCTGCCGGGACGAAAACGGCAACTGGTACGGCTGGGGCCGTGTGCTGGACTACATCGGCATCGGCTGGGAAGATGTGCCGGAACAGGCCGTGCAGATGCACATTGACGATCTGATAGGAGGGAACTTGTGAAATTAACCCTCTACGGCGACCCACGCACAAAGAAAAACTCTGCCCGGATCCTCCGCACACGCGCTGGTACCCCATTTATGGCTCCTAGCAAGGCTTACGTGGATTATGAGACGGACTGCCTGCGGCAAATCAAAAGGCCGTACAGCCCTATCTCTTCCCGTGTGAACGTGCGGTGCGTGTACTACATGAAGACCGCCCGCCGGGTCGATCTGGCGAACCTTATCGAGGCGACCACGGACATTCTGGTGAAAGCCCGGGTTCTGGAGGACGACAACAGCAAGATCGTTGCCGCTCACGATGGCAGCCGGGTGGAGATTGATCGGAGGAACCCGAGGGTGGAAATTAAGATTGAAGAAATGGAGGAAGATACATGACCCGCACATGGATACCTGACACCGACGCCCAGAAGCCGGACAAAACCGATTTCCGCACCGTTAAGGCGTGGCTGAACCGCTACCGCGAAGCAGAGAAAAGATACTACTTTCTGTCTGACCGTCTGGCCGAAGCACAGGAGGCCACCCGGCACATCACCCAGAGCCTCAGCGAGGCCCCAGGCGGCAGCAAAGATGGCCAGAGCCTTGCCCGGGCGGTGGAACGCGAGGAGGAAGCGGAGCGCCGCGCCTATGAGCAAAGAGCGGTCTGCGACAGGCTGTTTCTTGAGATTAGAAACGCGCTCGCCCAGATCCAGAACGAGAAAGCATACACGGTGCTGTACAAATACTATCTCGATTGCCTCACGTGGGACAGGGTCGCAAAAGACATGAATTATTCTCTGCGTATGGTCTATGTCTTGCGGCGCAAAGCAATGGAGGAGCTGAGCCTTTAAAAACATTGCACTGTCATTACATTGCGGTTTCACTATCGCATGGTGTAAAATTGTATCATCGGAAAAGCCAAAAGGCAAACCGATGCACGCAGCCTCCGAAACGTGTTCCTTCTTAGCATTTTCCTCCTTTTCTGTTTGCAGGTACCGGGCTTTGCTCTCTTCACGTTTCGCGGGCTGCTTCTATGCGATACACTGAAACAAAGGCAGCCTGCCGCTCATGAGAGACAGGAGGCGGTTCGATTCCGCCGTATCGCACCGTATGGCGCATGGACTAGACAACCCGCAAGGCCGCACGTGCAACCTCCCGTGCCAAGAAAAGGCCTTAGAATCCTTGCCAAGGTGTAGCTTTCCTGACAGGATGTGCGCCAACCAACAGCCCCGGCGGCGAACCGGAGCTGTTTTTATATGCCGCCTGAGCGCAGTTTGGAGCGCGGCGCGTGTGTGTAGACACGGCTGGTTCGATTCCAAGGGCGGCTTTTTACTCTGGTAGCTCAATTGGCAGAGCGATGGTCTCCAAAACCGTAGGTTGCAGGTTCAAGGCCTGCCCAGAGCGCCATGCAATGTACAGTCGGGGGACGGCTGTGCAAAGCATAGCGGGGCATCTGGCCGCGAAAGTTCCAGATGCAGCAGCACCCACCGTTTGACGCATGTCCAACGAACTGAATGCACGGGCGCTGCTTATTTTGATATTTTGACCGTTCGGATTTCCGGGCGGTTTTTCTTTTGCACGGGAGGAGAATAACATGATTCAGAAAGAGCTGCTGAAATTACCGGTCGAAGATCTTGTTCCGTATGAGAACAACCCGCGCGTCATTTCCCAGGAAGCTGTGAACGCCTGCGCGGAAAGTATGCGGCAGTGTACCGCTCTTGACCCCATTGAGGTGGACGAGAACAACGTCATCCTCAGCGGACACACCCGCCGTCTTGCTCTGATGCAGCTCCATGTGGACATGGCCGACGTGGTGCGATACACCGGCCTTACCGAAGAACAGAAGCAGAAATACCGTATCCTCGCAAACAAGACCGGTGAAATGTCTGGGTGGGATTTCGGAAAACTTGAACAGGAACTGGCAGAAGTGGACTTTGGCGACTTTGACTTTGATTTCGACCTTCCAGACAGTGGAGCCAATGAAACGCAGGTTGCTGAGGATGAAGCACCAGAAGTTGACGAAGCCGCGCCGCCAAAGGCGAAGCTGGGGGATATCTGGAAATGCGGCAGGCATCGCGTTATGTGCGGGGACAGTACTAATGAAGAAAGCGTCAAAACCCTTATAGGGGGGGCGCAGGCCGATATGTTGCTTACAGATCCACCGTATAACGTGAACTATGGAGCAGTGCGAGATGTAAGCGAGGCAGTAAAAAGGCACAAAAGAACGGATGGCCTGCTCATACAGAATGACAACATGGGAGATGAGGAATTTAGAGAGTTCTTAACCAGTGCTTTCAGAAACGCCAACGCTGTAATGAGACCTGGCGCTGTTTTCTATATTTGGCACGCAGATGGAGAAGGGTACAACTTCCGAGGTGCATGTAGAGACGTTGGATGGACTGTAAGGCAATGTTTGATTTGGAACAAAAACACGTTATGCATGGGGAGGCAGGATTACCAGTGGAAGCATGAGCCTTGCCTGTATGGATGGAAAGATGGCGCAGGACATCTATGGACAAGCGACAGAAAACAGACAACCGTTCTTGATTTTGACAGACCGGTTAAGAGTGAGCTGCACCCAACGATGAAACCTGTTGCGCTTTTTGACTATCAAATCAAAAACAACACAGAAAGCGGGAATATTGTCCTTGACCTGTTTGGGGGAAGCGGGACAACGTTGATCGCCTGCGAGCAGAACGGAAGAACAGCTTATCTCATGGAGTATGATCCGAAGTACGTTGATGTCATTGTGAAGCGATGGGAAGACCTCACGGGAGAAAAGGCCGTTCTTGTAAAAGAGGTGAGCTAAGATTGGCCGAAAAGGTAAATTCGAGCAGTGGTTAGAACCGGAAGGGCTAACGCTGCTTCGCGGTTGGGCAATGGATGGCCTGAAAGACAAGCAGATTGCCGGGAATATGGGAATTTCAGTATCCACTCTCTGCGAATGGAAAAACAAATTTTCCGAATTATCGGAAGCTTTAAAAAAAGGCCGAGAAGTTGCGGACTACATTGTGGAGAATGAGCTGTTCGAAAGCTGCAAGACCCGCACCGTAACCGTAAAAAAGCCCATCAAACTGAAAAAGGTCATGGTGGATGGAAAAAAGCGGCTTGAAGAAGAACGCATCGAGTATGCAGAGGAACAGGTCGTCGTTCCAGCCAACGTGACGGCTCAGATATTCTGGTTGAAAAACCGGCGGCCTGAAAAGTGGGCAGGTGTGCCGGAAGAAACGAGGGCAGAGGAGCATGACGACGATGGCCTGCTTGAGGCCCTGAATGCTGCCGCAGACATCAGCCCGCCGGATGACGTGGAGATGCTGCCGGAGGAAGAAGACGACCATGTGGAAAAGTAACGGTTTTCGCTGGAAAGCCCTCAGCCAGCGGCAAAAGCAGGTCTTGAGCTGGTGGACACCGCAGAGCGCATACAGCGGCTACAACGGCATCATTGCCGATGGAGCTATCCGATCGGGCAAGACCTTTGCCATGAGCTTTTCTTTTGTACAGTGGGCTATGACCTGCTACAGCGGCCAGCAGTTTGCCATGTGCGGCAAGACCATTGCCAGCTTCCGGCGCAACGTGCTGGGGACGCTCAAGCAGCAGCTTGCAGCCCGTGGTTACAACGTCAAGGAGCACCGGGCGGAAAACTGCATGACCGTCAGCAAGGGCAGCAAAGTTAACGAGTTTTACTTTTTCGGCGGCAAGGATGAGAGCAGCCAAGACCTGATCCAGGGCATCACCCTTGCCGGGGCATTCTTCGACGAGGTGGCCCTGATGCCGCAAAGCTTCGTCAATCAGGCCACAGCCCGATGCTCTGTCACCGGGTCAAAGTTCTGGTTCAACTGCAACCCGGGCAGCCCGCAGCACTGGTTTTATCTCGAGTGGGTGCGGAAATGCCGTTCCCGCAAGATGATGTATCTCCATTTCACGATGGACGACAACCTGTCGCTTTCCGAGGACATCAAGGCCAGATACCGCAGCCAGTACAGCGGCGTTTTCTATCAGCGCTACATTCTGGGCCTGTGGACGGTGGCTGAGGGCCTTGTATATGACATGTTCGACCGCAAAAAGCACGTCGTTGACGAGTTGCCGGAGCTTTCGCCAAAGAGCGCCTATGTGGCGTGCGACTTTGGAACCCAGAACGCAACGACCTTTTTGCTGTTCCAAAAGCAGGCAGATGCAGACTGCTGGATCGTCACCCGGGAGTACTACTACAGCGGCCGCGAACAGAAGCGGCAAAAGACCGTGGGCGAGTATGTTGCAGACCTCAAGGCATGGCTGAATGGTCTCAAGCCGGAGAGGATCATTGTGGACCCGTCGGCCCTGCCGCTGATCACAGAGTTGCGAAAGAACGGCTTTACCCAGACGCCCGCAAACAATGATGTCCTGAGCGGCATTCTGGACGTACAGACCATGCTGCAGACCGGGCGGCTGAAAATATACAAGGACTGCAAGCACACGCTGGAAGAGTTTGGCGTGTACGCTTGGGACCCAGACAAAGACGACACCGTGCTGAAGGTCAACGACCACTGCATGGACGCTATTCGATATTTTGTGCGCACGAAGCGCCTTGTAAAACTGAGGAATTGATTTTGAGCACTGTATACACATTCCAGACTTTTCAGCAGGCGCAAGCCGCCGGGGAACAGCCTGATTTCATCCGGCGGTTCGTGCAGCAGCACTGCACTTCCGGCCCCTACAAGATGGCGCTGGATGCCGACCTGTACGACGCACAGAAAAACCCGGGGGCTGAACGCTTTGCGCAGGCTTACGCTTTGATGCTGAAGCGCCTATCCAAAAACACCAAGCAGGACACCCCACACCCCGATATGGTCAAGAGCAATCTTTTCCGGCGGCTCAACAAGCAGCGGGCAACCTACTCCCTCGGCAACGGCGTGGTCTTTGCAAACGATGGCGTGGACAAGGATAGGTTGGGGCAGAACTTTGACGAGCAGATCCAGAAGGCCGGATATTTCGCCCTGATCCACGGTGAGAGCTTCGGATTCTGGAACAACGACCATCTGGTGGTTTTCAAGCTGACCGAGTTCGCGCCCCTGTACGATGAAAAGACAGGCCTTTTGCAGGCGGGCGTGCGCTTCTGGCGGCTGAACCCGGACACGGATATGCACTATATCCTGTACGAGCTGGACGGCTTCACTGAGTACACGGAAAGCAAAATCGGAAGCACGATGCAGGAGACCGTGCCGAAGCAGGCATACAAGAGCGTGACCGTCACCACACCCGGCGGCGGGCTGGAAAGCGTAGAAGGAGAAAACTACAGCGCACTTCCCATTGTGCCGCTGTGGGGCTCAGACCTGCATCAGAGCACACTTGTTGGGCTGAAAGCCTACATTGACAACACCGATCTTGTGATGTCCGGCTTCTGCAATGACTTGCAGGACTTTTCGCAGATCTACTGGCTGTGCGAGAACTTCAACGGCATGACCGATGACGAGCTGCAGGAGTTCCTTGTCAAGCTGAATCTGTACCACATTGCAGGCGCAGACACCAGCGAGGGCGGCAAGATCACCCCCTACACCACCGAGATTCCCGTGACGGCCCGGCAGGCTCTGTTGGAGCTGCTCCACACACGGGTGTATGAGGACTTCGGCGGTCTGGATGTGCATTGCGTCAGCGCGGACAGCACCAACGACCATCTGGATGCAGCCTATGAACCGCTGAACCAGAACGCGGACGACTTTGAGGCTCAGGTCAAGCCGTTCATCCGGCAGATCTGCGCACTGGCTGGCTTTGAAAACGCTATGCCGGCATTCAACCGCAGCAAGATCACCAACACAGCCGAACAGGTCGCAACGGTAATCTCTGAGGCACCCATCATCGGGCAGGACATGGCCATTGACCTGCTGCCCAACCTGACCCCGGAACAAAAGGAGCAGGCCAAGGCCGCGCTGATGGCTGAGAGCGCAACACGGGAGGCCGTGGACGAGGACGAGGACGAGGAGGGCGGCGGTGATGAAACGTGATTTCTGACCGTGACCGCATCTCTACCCGCCAACTGAACCGCCTGCGCCGCCGCATTTTGCGGGTGTACGGCACTGCCCGCCGGGAGATGACCGAGCAGCTCACCGAGTTTCTGGCCAAGTACAAAGCGCTGGACGAGCGCAAGCGGGCGCAGCTGGACGCAGGCGAGATCACCGAGGATGATTACCGCATTTGGTTGCAAAATCAGGTCTTTCAGTCCGATTTGATGCGCCAGAAGCTGGACGGCATGACCCAGACCTGCACCACAGCCCAAGAGACGGCCTACAAGCTAGCCCGGGATGAGCAATACAACATCTTTTCCTTTGGCGCAAACTGGACTTTCTACGAGCTGGAACAGGCCGCAGGCGTGACGTTCGGGCTGACCCTGTACAACACCGAAGCGGTCAAACTCCTGCTGAAAGAGAATCCCCGCATGGTGCCCAACAAGCGCATCAAGAGCGAGAGCAACCGCACCTATGACGCCCGGGTGTTCAACCGCTACGTCATGCAGGGCATCATTCAGGGCAAGAGCGTCCACGACATCGCCGTGCAGGCCGTAAACGGGATGGCTGATACAGAGATCCACTGGGCCATGAGCAACGCCATCACAGCCCTTACCAGCGCCCAGAACGCCGGGGCTTTGCAGCAGATGCGCAACGCTCAAGCTTTGGGCATCGAGGTCAAAAAGCGGTGGAACTCCGCCCACGACTACCGCACCCGTGAAATGCACCGCCTGCTAGACCAGCAGACGGCAGAGCTTGACGAGCCGTTCAAGGTCATGGGCTATGAGATTCAGCGCCCCGGCGACCCCAACGCCGCCCCGGAGATGGTCTACCACTGCCGATGTGTGCTGTCCTCTGCTCTGGGCAAGTATCCCCGGCAGAACGCACGGCAACGGGACAATGTGACCAAAGAGACCACCCCCGTCATGGATTACACCGAGTGGTATAAATCCAAGGGCGGAAAAGAGAAAGAACAGATGTGGTGGGCAGAAGAGCGAAAGAGAAAGAAGGAAAAGCAATGAGTACAGCCAATTTTTCAAAACGCGAAGAATATGACCCTCTGAAGCAGGCTAGGGATTCCATCACAGCTGCCATGAATGCTTCAAAAGTTTCAAAAATACTCGGCATTCCGCTGCCAAAACCACTTGCGTGGCGCCATGTTGATGCTAGCGATGCGCTTCAACCCGGCTGGTATGAGTGTCCTATATGTGGGTACAGGACACCTTGGCTGTTGGAAGCCTGCACCCTTTGCGATACACTGCTAGAATCAGAATAAAAGTAAAGCTTGGATGGATGAACCGTGATAAATGAAATTTGAATACAACATCAAATTCACCGACAACACCCCGCAGCTGCATGAAGCGCTGGACTCATGGGCAGAGCGGGTGCTGACCCTCTGGGGCATGACGGTGCAGGACTACGCCCAGCTGCTTGTGCCTACTGGCACGGCAGACAGCACGGGCATTGAGGGCTACGTGGGCGGCGCGCTCAAGCAGAGCCTGACCTACGCCCTCGACCTCGCCAAAAAGACCGTGACCATCGGCAGCAACCTGTTTTACAGCGTCTATGTGGAGCTGGGCACGGGCATCTTTGCCGAGAAAGGCAACGGACGCAAAACGCCGTGGGTCTGGAAAGACTTCAACGGCAAGTGGCACTTTACCCGGGGCATGGCCCCTCGCCCATTCCTCCGCCCGGCGGTGGAGAATCACATTGACGAGCTGCGAGAGATTGCAGTGGAAGAAGGAAACCGGGAAAACTAAATACTCAGCGGTTGGCGCACAGCGTCAGCCGCTTTTTATGCCGTTTTAGCTCAGTCTGGCAGAGCACCGGACTTTTAATCCGGGGGCCGTGGGTTCAAGACCCACAAGCGGCACCACACCGGCAGCACGTCCGGCAAATAAACCTTATTGCCAAGCATGGCAGCCCGAGCAAGGGCAGAAAGGACTATCACATGGCACTCAAAAGAGCTGACATCCGCACGATTCTGGAGAATCCCGAAACCTCCAACGATGACAAGGCCAAGGCCATTCTGGACGCCCTGCACAAGGAGACAGACGAACTCAAAGACCAGCTGGATGCAGAAAAAACAGCCCGCACACAGGCCGAGAAAGACCGGGATGCAGCCAACGGCGGCAAGGAAGCCGCAGAAAAGGCGCTGACCGAATACAAGGCCCAGCAGACAGCAGCGGCCAGCAAGGCGGCCAAGACCGCTGCATTTAAGCAGCTGCTCAAGCAGGCGGGCGTGCTGGAAAAGTACATCGACGACATTGCCGACGACTCCAAGAAGGGCGACGAATTTGCCGCCGGTCTGGAACTGGACGCCGACGGCAAGGTGAAAGACGCCGAAAAGCAGCTTTCCAGCATCAAAACCACATGGGGCGGCAAAATCGCCACCACCAAAACCACCGGCGCAAAGGTGGACAATCCGCCCACCAGTTACGCCGGGACTTCTCCCGAGGATTTCAAAAAGATGAGCCTTGATGACCGCATCAAGCTCAAGAACAGCAACCCCGAGCTGTACCAGCAACTCCGGGCAAAGTAAGAAAGTGAGGCTATTATATGGCACAGACTGGCACTTTTGGCGGCTTCGACTTTGACGTTGAGGTGTTCGGCGACTACATGGCCGAGCAGAACACCATCGACACCAGCATCGAGGCTTCCGGCATCATCAAGGACGACCCCTCTATCATGGGCCTGATCGGCGAAAAAGGCAACGTTGCAACCCTCCCGTTCTATACCGAGCTGGACGCCACGGCGGATAAGCCCCTGAACAACGACGGCAAGACCAACAACACCCCCACTGAGGTCACTGGCAACAAGCAGACCACCATGCTCATCCAGCGCATGAAGGCATGGAAAGCTCAGGACTTCACCAAAGAGCTGACTGGCGCAGTCCCGATGCAGCACATCGCAAATCAGGTCACACACTACTATCAGCAGGTCTGGCAGAATGTGCTTATGACCATCACGGACGCTGTGCTGTCTACCACCGATCTCAAGAAGCACATCTACGACATCACCAAGGTGGACGATGGCAAAGTTACGCCGGAATCCCTGATCTATGCGCAGGAGGCCGCTTTCGGCGACCACGCAATGAGCGGGGGCCTGCTCATCATGCATTCCACTGTCTTTGCAAAGTATCAGGCAGCAAATCTCGTCGAGTTTGAAAAGTACACCACTCCGGGCGCTCTGTCTCAGGCTTCTCCGCTGGCACGCATCGGTGGGATGGTCGTGATCGTAAACAACGCCTTCACCTCCACATCCATCACCGATGCTTCCATCAACGGCGGCAAGGCCACGACTGCATACAAGACCTATGTTCTGGGTGAAGGCTCTTTTGTGGGCTGCCGTAAGACCAACTACGAGAAGCCCTACTACACCGACTACGACCCCGAGAGCAAGGCCGGTATTCAGAAGCTGTACACCAAAGAAGGCCGTGTCATTCACCCCAACGGCATGAGCTTCAAGGTGGACAACGTTGCCGAAGCTTCCCCCAACGACACCGAGCTGAGTGCAAAGGCCAACTGGGAACGCCGCATGAAGCTGGAGAACATCCGCATCGGCCAGATGCTTTCTCTGGGCTAAAAATTCGGAGGTGACTTTGCATGACCGTCCCAGAGCTGTGCGTTTACACGCACAATTTTTTTGACCGGGCAGACGACCCCATTGCCGGGGAGTTTGCCTTTGAGCCGGACACCGTGCCCGCCGGGGTAGTGCCGGGGCAGTATTTCCTTGTGTGCGGATCCATCTTCAATGACGGCGTGCACAAGGCCGGGGACGGCGATCTGACTGCCGAGACCTTCAACGGCACGGTGCAGCCCATGCGTGTGCCGCCTGACTTCGTGGCACTTGCTGAAAAAATCGACGCATACGACAAGGCGCTCCCGTCCGGCGGCGTGTATGTGTCCCAGTCCTTTGCCGGGTGGTCTGGCACGATGGCCACAGGCACGGACGGGCTGCCCGCAGACGGCAAGAACCGCTATAAATCCGAAATCAATCAGTGGAGGAAGATGTGACATGGTCAATCCGTTCGCTGCATCCACCGTGATGCAGGGCTTTACCAAAAAATACCGCTTTCAGACCCGCAGCTATGAGCCTGACGGCGTGGGCGGCTTTGTGTCCGGCTGGCAGGACGGCCCCGAGTTTGAGGCCGTGGAGCGCCACGACACCACCGTGGAAGCACAGGTGGCAGAGCAGGCTGACACAGCATCCACCTATACCCTGCTGGTCAACACCGGTGTGCCGCTGGCTTTCCCAGACTACATCAAGCGGGTGAGCGACGGGCAGACCTTTCAGGTGACGAGCGCAGCCGATGAGGGCAGCGCTCCGGAAGAATCCGGCATGGGCCTGCGGGCCGTGAAGTGCAAAAAGGCGGTGCTGCCGTAATGGGACCGTTTGAGAGTATCAACCGGGCGCTGAACGCCTTTTTTAATAGCTTCGGAATCCCCGGCTATCTGGAAGATAATATCCCTCCCGGCGCAGAACTGCCGTATCTGACCTATCAGCCGACAATTCCCGGCGGGTGGAACGAAACGGCATCCTTCCACGCCCGACTGTGGTACCCCAGCAAGGGCGGCAGAACCCCCATTCTGCAAACAGAAGATACGATCAGCGCGGCCCTCGAGGACAGCATAACGCTTTCCTGCGAGGGCGGCGCTATTCTTTTGCAAAAAGGCACCCCATGGGCACAGCCCCTCGACAACCCGCCTGAAGGGTATCTGTGCGAATATCTCAATTTTGAAATCACGCAATTTTGCGAGTAAGGAGCAATATGGCAAGAAAATTTTCCAAAATTTCGCAGAAAGCGTTCGAATCCATGCAGTTCAACGCAGGCATCGTGGTCAACAAGTTTGATGTAACCGGCGAGACCGAAGTTCAGGACGCAGACATTATCACTGCCACGACCGGCGGCATCACCGCGACCTGCAAGGCGAACTTCACCGATCTTGGCGAAGACGTGGACAACGCCCAGAAGAACACCGCAGAGCTGATGCAGATCGAGAGCTACGACTGCACACTGGCTTTTACGGCCCTGAATGCCACAACGGACGTTATCAAGCTGGCGATGGGCGCTGCGGATGTGAGTGACAAGAAGGTCACGCCCCGCATGACGCTGGATCCCACCGCCAGCACCGGCGACTTCAAGGACATCTGGTGGGTTGGAGACACGCTGGATGGCGGTATGGTTGCAGTCCGGCTGATGAATGCACTGTCCACCGGCGGTTTGACCCTGAAGACGACCGACAAGGGCAAGGGCAACATTGCAGTCACCCTGACCGGCTGCCCCCGTCTGGGCAGCGACGTGGTGCCCATGGAGTGGTATTACAGCCCCAAGGCCGCAGCATAAGGAGGACATCGTATGAAATTTTTGACAGAGCTGCCCGATGAAGAGTTTCTCCGCCACTGCTGGCAGATCGCCGATGTGGCGGAGGAGGTCTTGGAAAAATCCAAGATCATGGAGCTACGCAAGGTTCTGCCGGTCCTGACCGGCGAGGAAACGCCGGAGGAGCTGGAACAGAAGAAGAAGGAGCAGGCAAAAAAGAACATCCAGGCTATGGCAAAAAGTTTGCTGTTCGACAATGCCGCTGCCACCGCAAAGCTGCTTCCGCTGCTCTATGAGCCGGACGTGGATGAAAACGGGGTGGTTGAAAATATCGGCCCGTTCAAGAAGATGCGCGCGGTGAAAGAGCTGCTGAACAACGATGATGTGATGGATTTTTTGCTCTGGTGTCTGCCGTTGGTGCTGGCGGGTACAGACGCCTGATTTCTTCCATCAGCCCGGACGCGCTACGGCTGTTTGGCAGGCCGTACATTTTGCAGCACTGCCTGAACACTTTGCGGCAAGAGCGCATCACGCTTAGCTATCAGGCGTACATGACGGACGCTCTGGCACACCTTATAGGCGCAGAAGAGCGGTGGTACGACATGGTGGCCGGGCTTGTGGAAAACCGCCCACAGCCGCCGCAGCCGTCCGCTGATGAAGTGATAGCACGCATTAAAAATGGCTTGAACGGGGGTGATGGAACCTGAAACTTTTTGAATTGAGCGCCACCCTCGGGCTGGACGACAGCGCCTACCGGCAGGGCGTGGAAGAGGCAAAGTCGCAGACTAAGGACGCCGTCTCCACCATGATGAAGGATTATAATCGGCTGTACAGCGAGGTCATTCACCTTACGGCAGCCTACCAGAAATCACGGAAAGAGACCGGGGAAACCTCCGAAAAAACTAAGGAATTTGCCCAGAAGCTGAAAGAAGCTCAGGCCCAACTCAATACCACGGCACAGGGGCTAAGGACTGCGGAAGGGTACATGAACAGCTTTGGGGATGCCGCATCGGGGTCCAGCAAGTCTCTGGCCAGCGCCATTACGCAAGGCACGGTCATGGCGGGCTTTTTCTCAAAGCTCCACTCTGCCGCTCTTGCCGCTGCGAAAAGTCTCATCCAGAGCGGCATCGAGTACAACGCCCAAATCGAGAGCTACACTGTTGGGTTTACCAATATGCTTGGCAGCGCAGAAGCTGCACAACAGGCAATTGACCAGATTCAGCAGGATGCAGCACGCACGCCGTTCAGCGTGGAAGCTCTTACACAGGCAAATCAGTTGCTGATCGGCGCAGGTGAAAACGCCACCTACGCTGAAAAAACGATCATGGCGTTGGGCAATGCCGTATCGGCTACAGGCGGAAGCAATGCGGAGCTGTCCCGTATGGCAGCCAACTTACAGCAGATTGCCAATGTCGGCAAAGCCTCCGCAATCGACATCAAGCAGTTTGCTTATGCAGGCATCAATATTTACGGTCTGCTGGCCGACTACACAGGCAAGTCCACCGCCGAAGTGCAGAAAATGACTATCAGTTATGATCTTTTGACCCAGGCTTTGCAGGCCGCTTCCGAAGAGGGTGGGCGTTATTACGGCAGCATGGACACCCAAAGCCAGACCATGAACGGTCGAGTGTCCACACTGAAAGACAACGTTAAACAGCTGGCAGGCCTTATGACAGGTGATTTGTCCAGCGGCGTCGGCGTTGTAATCGGCAATCTAAACGACATGCTCGTCGCAGCACAGGAAGCCTACAAAACCGACGGCTGGATTGGTCTTGCAGGCGCAATTACCGGGTTGAGCGGCCCAATTTCGTCCGTCAAATCCTGGTTTGAGGGCTTTGCTTCCAGTGCCTCCACCTGGCTGGACAAGCTGAGCTATAAGCTCAATCGCTTTCTGGGAAAAGCCGCCACAGCAGACTTCGATACTTACGAAGAGTACGCGGATGCAAATAACCGGCAGAGCAACCGTAACAGGTTGCGGCAAAACGCACTAAAAGGTATCGGAATCAGTAACAAGAGCTGGTCGGAACGTCAGGCGGAACTTGCTGCGGCGGCGGGAAACGGCGGCAGCAGCATTACCACAGGCCCATCCAGTGCATCCGGCAAAAAGAAGTCATCCGGTTCTAAGTCCACCACCGAAACGGTCATTTCGTCCATCTCCAGCACGGCCACGACCACCGCACAGAATGCGCTTGGCACCGTGACCACCAGCATCCAGACCCTTACAGAGAAGGTCAAGGACAGCTCCGGAAAGATCAAAGACCGCATCACCGAGACCACCACCACGACCGGCAAGGAGATGGTGAACGGTGTTGCCACGACCTTTAAGCAGGTCGAGACCAAAGTCAACGGCACGGTCACAAAGGTCACAAAGACCTATGACGACATGTCAAAAACGCTGCTGGGCACCTTTACCAACGTCTCGGAAACCACCTTTGACGGAATCACCACAAAGGTGCAGCAGGCGGTGGAAAAGTACGCGGACGGCAGCGAGCATATCAAGAAGACTGTCACAGAGACCGGCCAGCGCATCGGCGAGAACGGCGCGGAGACCTACGAGAAGATCATCACCTACATCGACGGCGTTCAAGATAAGGTGAACGAGACCTCTACTCTTATCGACAAGAGCGTAAAGGGCACCCAGAGCCGCATTGACCAGCAGCTGAGCGAGGCTTCCGGCCAGCTGGATAAGGGCATTTTTGGGCTGGTAAAAAGCGCCTTTAGTGATGCCAAAAACGGTGACTGGGGCGGTCTAGCTCTGGATTTTGTCAATTTGATCTGGGGCGAAGTATCGCAGGATCAGCGTGACGTGATCTCTAAGTGGCTTGTGGACGCGCTGACCGCGGTCAATGAGGGCTATTCGGGCGGTGGAATCAGCAAGGCGCTGGGGTCTATCCAGAGCATCTTCACAAACGGCATTACTGCCGGAGTGGATGGCGCCACTACGTCTGTAAAGGCGTTCTCTGAGATCGTGCAGGGCCTTGCAAGCTCCGGCGGCGTGGGCGGAGCGCTAGGCGGCATCGTCCAGAGCTTTTCCGGCATGGCAGGCGGCATCACCTCTGCACTGGGCGGCATCGTGTCCTTTGTGACAGCGAACCCCGTCCTTGCCCTGATCCTAGGCGTGGGTGCTGCGGGCGCAGTCGCTGGCGGCATCGGCCTTGCTATGTGGATGAACAAAAAGAACGACCAGCAGCCCGTCAGCCACTATCAGAGCCCCTTTGACAAGACCGGCGTGTACGACAGCCTGAGCGAGTTCTCCACCCGCTCTGCCATGCAGTACCGCGTTACCGGCCAGCAGTCCATTGTTGACCGGCAGACCAGCATTCTGGAACGCATCGAGGGGATGCTGGACGAGCATCTGCCAGACATCGGCAAGGGTCAGGTAGTCATGGATTCCGGAGAGCTTGTGGGTGTTTTGTCTCCGCGCATGGCAAATAATGTAGATCTGCACATCGGTGTTGCAGTGACCCGGAAAGCGAGGGGCGTATAATGGCAAAGCTGCAAGGCGCAAAAATCGGCGATTACCACACCCTCACAGACTGGGGTCTGTATCTCAAAGTTGGCAGCCCGAAGATCAGCGATGCAGAGGTAGACGAGCATCTGGTGCAGGTGCCCGGCTCTGATACGCTGCTCAACCTGACGGATGCACTGGATGGCCGCCCGCACTACAAAAAGCGTACCATCACCATGGAGCTGCTGTGCAGGGCACCAAAAAAGACCTGGTCGAATCTTTACAGTCAGATCGCAAACGCCATCCATGGCAAATGGCTACAGTGCAAATTCGACGATGACCCGTCTTTCTATTGGGAGGGGCTGTGGAGCGTGTCTATGACACGCAACAGGTTTTCCAGTGCATTCACCATCACGGGCACCTGTGATCCATTCAAGCGCAGCGTGTACGACGGCTCTGATGACTGGCTGTGGGATGACCTTGTATTTGATACGGCAATTATCCGCAATTATACGGATATCCAGCTCAAAGCCAACGAGGACATCACCGTAACCGTCACCGGTGCACCAAGAGCGGCCGGCATCTACTTCAAGCGCAGCGAGACCGCCGCCGACATTGCGGTGTCTCTCAATGGCCTTGAGGTTGGCATCCTTGCAAAGTCTACAGAGTGGCAGTACATTGAGGGCTTGCATATGCCGGATGGCGTTGTAGGTACTCTCATCTTTGCGGCGTCTGCGGATTGCAGCATCAGCATCCGATATCTAGGGGGCAGCTTATGAGCTATAAAGTTTATGCAGGCGTCCAGACCGGCGTTGACGTGTGGGAGACAAAGACTTGCATTTACGACCCAACAGACTACACGGACACAAAAAAGCTCATCAGTCCAACTCTGACACGGGAGGTGGGCAAGGCCGGTAGCTTGGAATTCACCCTGCCGCTTGGCAATGTGGCTCACTCAGCTTTGCAAAAAATGCGCACGACTGTGTCCGTAGAACAAGACGGTGTGCGCATCTGGGAGGGCAGGCCCATGAGCCATGAGCAGGATTTTATGCTGCGTCAAAAAGTCTTTTGCGAGGGAGAGCTGGCCTACCTCAACGACAGTTCCGTTGCGCCATATACAGCCAAAGACGTGACAATCAAGCAATTTCTTTCGTTCCTGCTGGAAAATCATACCGGCATGGTGGACGCATACAAGGCGTTTACCTGTGGAAATGTTGGCTTTCCGAGCACCAACGTGGTGGTTCCAGAACTGCATAACTGCGTGATGAAACTAGACTACATGGCAGGTACTCCGGACAGTGACGGCGATTATAGGTATGAATATGGACTTTATACCTCATCCGGCGTTCAACTTGTGAGCCAATATGAAGCTGGCTTCTCGGATGACGACACGGCCCCGGATCCATCTGCGTACAGATGGACGCTGAACGTAAAGCATGAAGCCTCTTCCATTGACGGATACATTTGGCGCACTGGAGAAGGCCTTTTTTCCGTGAGCGTAAACGCGGCTTTATCCTTGGATGGGGACGGCCAGACGCACGAAGCCACGCAAAGAACGGTTACGCCGGATATCACATGCGCTACGCACTCAAAATCCTTTCCGCCTGAGACGGAATACAATCTCAAAGACACGGTCTCGAAAAAATGGAAAATTGAAAAGCAGGGAGACGGTTATGCCGTCCTGTTCAACGGTGCAGCCCTGCCGGATTCTTCCGTGGTCCGTTACGATTCTGCGCCACGGTACACCTTTGGCGACGGACAAAATTTTGGCGTTACATGGGATGTCATCCAAAATGAGCTTGTGGAAGTGTACGGCGGGTATCTGATCGTCCGGCACGAAAACGGGGCCAGGTATCTGGACTACGTCCGGGAAGTGCAGGAGAAAAACGGGCAGCCCATCGCATTCGGCACAAACCTGCTTGACCTGAACAGCTACGTCAAAGCAGAGGATATCGTTACCCGTGTGATTGCAGTGGGCAAAAAAAAGTCCGGATGGTTTTTGTGGAGGCACGAAAGTACGATCACTGCCACCGCAAACGACACCGCGGCCCAAAAGCTCTTTGGCATCATCACAAGGATCATCGTGATCGACGGCACCGCCAGCACAACACAGTCGCTTCTGGATGCCGCCAACGCGGAGCTGTCCAAAAACTTGCGTTATCTCGACGGAATCACGGTAAAGGCTGTGGACCTCAAGGATGCCGGTGTGGATATCGCCCGCCTTGGCTTTGGCAAGATGACACACATCTACTCCAACCCGCACGGGGTGAACACCTGGCTTTTGTGCTCTAAGATTGTGGAGCCTTTGGACGCGCCGGACAAAAAAGAATTCACGCTGGGCATTGATTTCTCCAGCGTCAGCGACTTGCAGGCCCTGAGCGCACGAAAAGCCAGTGACGCCTATGACCTGAGCCGCTCGCTGAAGGGCTATGCATCCGCAAAGGGGTGATAAATTGGATAAGACATTTGACGAAGCAATTTCCGAAGTCCGCAATGCAGAGCGCGGCGTGGAAGTACGGGAAGCCCTTGCACAGGGCTTTGAGTATGTGAAGCAGTATGGCGAGGCTGTTATCGCGCGGCAGGAAGAAGCCGTTCAGAGTGCGGAAACAGCTACAAACGCGGCGGCAACTGCCACAGCACAGGCCGCCGCAGCAGCCCAGACAGTCAAAGACGCCACTGCAAACGCCATAAGCGCAGCGCAAGAGCAGGCAGGTATTTCGACATCGAAAGCCGAGGAATCTGCTTCCAGTGCCGCAGGAGCAGCGGCCAGTCAAACTGCTGCCGCATCTAGTGCATCTGCCGCAAAGGCCAGCGAGGAAGCAGCTGCAAAGAGTGCCGCCGACGCAAAGGTTATCGTGTCCACTGACACGACCCTGACCGTATCGGGTGCACCGGCTGACGCAAAGGCGACCGGCGACGCCCTGGCTCAGAGGTATCGCAAGGACGAGGCCGACGCCAAGTTCGGCACGCCTGCCACGGCTGACCAGCTAGGCCCCGTAAAAGTTGGCGCTGGCCTCGGCGTGACAAGCGACGGCACCCTGAGCGTGACCAGCGTCAACGGCTTTACGGTCAAGGCGCAGACCACCGACCCCGGCGTGGGCAGCGCTCTCGACACAGGCACTGTCCTGCTGGTGTACGCATAAGGAGGTGGGCGCATGAGCATCTATCTCGGCGCCGGGAGCACGGCACACAAAATGTCTAAACTCTATGTGGGCGTGGGCGGTCAGGCCCGGCAGGTGCAAAAGGTGTACGTCGGCATAAATGGTCAAGCCCGGCTCGTCTATCAAAGCGGCAGCCCCATAGGCAGTCTGGCCGTGGGCAGCATCATTAAAATCAAAGTTAACGGTACATCCACGGACTTCATTGCTGTTCATCAAGGCAACCCGAGCGCAAGCGTTTACGACAACTCGTGCAATGGAACGTGGCTGCTGATGAAAGACAGCTACAACTATATGAAGTGGAACGCAGTCTACGAAAACGACTACGCGAGTTCAGATATCAACTCTTGGCTGAACGGCACGTTCTATAACCTTATCGACGCGGATATTCGCGCCGTGATCAAACAGGTAAAGATTCCGTATCACGGTAGTCCACTTTACGCCGGCACACTTCACACCGGCGCAAACGGTCTGAACACGAAGGTGTTCCTGCTGTCCGGCATCGAGGTTGGTTGGACGAACAGAACCAACGAATATTTCCCCAATGATGGCGCTAAACTGTCCTATTTTCTCGCTGGCACCGGAACAAATGAGAATAAAAAGCGCGTTGCCTATCGGAACGGCAGTGCTCAAGACTGGTATCTGCGTTCCCCACGCATCATAAACACGAGCGCGAACAATGTCTGGAAAGTCGCGGACAATGGCTCCTACGACTACGACAGTTGCGTCAACTCGAACGATATTCGCCCCGCTTTGATCATGCCGTCCACCACGCTGGTGGACGAGAATGGTAGCGTGATGGTATAAGGAGGTACTGTATGGACAACAAAATCGAGCCCGGTTACGCCGCTTCGGTGGCAAAAGCCGATTACACCGCCATTGCGCAGGCCGTGAGCGAGCACAACGATGCCGCGGCAACCGGCGAGCACTACTGGGGCATCGCCCTGGCAGACGGCACCTACATGGTGTACGAGGCGGGCACGGTACCACCCCCGCCGACCGCCGAAGAGCTGGCCCAGCGTGAAAAGGAAAAGCAGGAAGCCCAGCAGCGGAAGGAAGCGCTGGACAAGCTGCCTCAGACGTTGGAAGCGCAGAAAAAAGAAAATGAGATGCTTCGGCAGTGCTTGCTGGAAATGAGCGAGACTGTCTATGCATAAAATCACACAAAGAATCGAAAGGATGGTATTTATGATGGCAATGCTGTGGACACAGGAGATTATGTCTGCTGAGACTGTCGAGGAGGCAAAGGCGCTGTATAAGCGCTGCCCGCGCCTGCTGAAGGAGAAGGTCAAGGCACTGCTCATCAAGAGCGGCTTTGAGGAAATCACGCAGTAAGGAGGACGCTATGGCTGAAATCATGGATGTGTCCCGGCATCAGGGCGCAATCAACTGGGACAAGGTCAAGGCAAGCGGCAAGGTGGACGGCGTGATGATTCGCGCCATGGGCAACAGCGCAGAGGGCAGACCCAGTGCGCCCTACACTGACCCGCAGTTTGCCCGCAACTACGCAGAATGCAAGCGGCTGGGCATCCCCTGCGGCGTGTACGGCTACTTCAAAGCAGTCAGCCTGGAGCAGGCTGACAAGGAGCTTGCCTACTTCAAGAAGCTGCTCACCGGCCGGAGCTTTGAGCTGCCGGTGGCCGTGGACATCGAGGACGATGTGCAGCAGCCGTTGGGCAAGGCCGCGCTGACCGACCTGACAGCTTACATGCTGAGCACAGTGGAAAGCTGGGGCGTGTACGCTCTTCTGTACACCGGCCTGTGGTTTGGCAACGCCTTCCTGTACATGGGCGGCGCGGCGCTGAAGTCCTACGACGTGTGGCTGGCTGCCTACCGCACAAAGAAGCCTGCTCCCAGCTGGCCTTTTGGCATGTGGCAGTACACTAGCACGGCGCATATCCCGGGCGTTGTGGATGCAATTCCGGGCAAAGCCACCAACGTGGACATGTCCCACGCATACAAGGACTATGCGGGTATCATCAGCAAGAAGGGTCTGACCCGTCTCCGGGAGGGCAAATGACCGAAAAAGAAGCTCTCCTGTGGGTGCTTGGCATCTTGGGCAGCCTGTGCGCTGCGGCCATCACCATCGACAAGGTGCTGGACATCATCCACAAGTACGTCAAAAAGGCACAGGCCCCCGACGATGCGCAGAACAAACGCATTGACGCCATTGAAAAGCGACTGGCTGCGGTAGAAACCGTTTCCACACAGCACGCCGCGGCCCTTAGACGCGACATGACGCGATTTGACGGCCTCGATGAAGAAATGCGTCTCGTACTCGTTGGCGTACAAAATCTTTTGGATTCGCAGCTGTCCGGCAACAACCGCGAAGGTATGCAAAAAAGCAAATCCGATATCAACAACTACCTGCTGAAAGGAGTAACAAGTCATGGAAGCAATGCTTAACTTTATCCCCACCCCTGTCGCCCTGGTTCTGATGGCCCTGGGCTTTGTGTCTCTGGCCGTTGGTGCCATTCGGCTGGGCTATAAGCAGTACGTCAAGCAGTGGGCACTGGAGCTCGTGACCCTGGCAGAAAACAGCATCATGGGCAGCGGTCAGGGTGCCAAGAAAAAGGCCCAGGTCTTTGCGGCCCTCCGCTCCGCTCTGCCTGACTGGCTGAAGCCTTTCATCACCGATGAAGTGCTGGACAGCGTAATCGAAAAGGCCGTCAGCATGATGAAAAAGGCACTGGCAGAAAAGAAGCCTACCATCAACAAGGAGTAAAGCATGATTGAGCAAAGCGTATCTCTCGCATCCAATGGCGTCGTCAAAGTGCCCGGCTATGAGCAGATGGTGCGCTTTGGCTACACCAAGAACCGGGGCGTGTACCGCCTTACCGTCACTGCCACCGGCGAGTGGGAAGGGCTGACCATCCGGGCGTTCTGGCACGTCCCGGACGGCAAAGACCCGGAATCCTCGCTGGTGGTGGACGGCTCTGTGGACGTGCCCGCCAGCGTGACCGCACAGCCCGGCAATGGTTGCATCACCTTTGAGGGAAGCAACGGCACCAAGACCGTGACCAGCAAAGATCTGCGGTATCGTGTCAGCGCCAACAGCGGCACAGAGGACGGCGCAGAGCCAGAACCGGGTACCCCTGCATGGCAGCAGCTGGTGGATGCTGTCCACACCGATGCCACCACCGCAGAGCAGGCCAAGACCGATGCACAGACCGCCGCCCGTGAAGCCGCCGCCAGTGCGGACAATGCAGACCAGAGCGCTCAGGAAGCCGCTGACAGTTTGCAAGAGCTGAAGGACGGCATTGCAAACGGCGACTTCAAAGGCGAACAAGGCCCTCAAGGCCCCATCGGCCCTGTTGGCCCGCAGGGCGAACAAGGCCCTCAAGGCCCCACAGGTGCTACCGGAGCCACTGGTCCGCAGGGTGAAACTGGTCCCCGTGGTGAGCAAGGGCCGCAAGGCATTCAGGGTGAGCGTGGTCCACAGGGCGAACAGGGCCTGAAAGGCGACACCGGCGACGTTGGGCCACAGGGGCCTAAAGGTGACATTGGCCCGGCAGGTGCAGACGGCAAAGATGCCCCGCAAATTGATGACACCACCGTGACCGACTCTGCCCCGTGGAGCAGCAAGCACATCATTGATATGCTCTGTCCGCCGCTGGAAGAAAGCGGCAACCCCGTTGTGTGCTACCCGGTGGCGGGCTATCCGCTGGGGGTGACTGCCAGCTGGGAGCCGACGCAGGAAGGAAGTGGTGACCCATCACCTGACAATGTTCGCCCGATTAAGGGCAGGGACAGCGTGACGGTCGAGCGGTGCGGGGAAAACCTATGGAGTTTTGGGAATGTTAGTTTCATGCGATACAAAGAGATATCAACAAACTATCCTGCTGGTAAATATGTGCTTTCTTGCGAAGTAGAAACCGAATCAACATCCGATACTGTCCAAGTTGGCCGGTTTGTTGATGGTAATTGGAAATACTCACAAGAACGGAAAAACAAACGAATTATAATTTTGATTAGCGCAAGTGTTGGAATTTCTGCTTTTCGGTTTTATTCTGGTTCGTCTCCGGCGGATCATAGCAATACAACATACAAAAATATCCAGCTGGAATTAGGGAACGGCGCCACCACCTACGCCCCATACACCGGCCAAACCGCCATCCTCACACTGCCCCGCACCATCTACGGAGGCACGGTGGATGCAGTGACTGGAGAAAGCGGCGAAAACGCCAAAATCATTGTAGTCGATGGAGATGATATTAAATTTGTGTCAACTTCACAGAACAAGTATTGGAACTTACCAATGAGAAGCGACTCTGGGGCTTCTGGTATTTTGGAATCAAGCCATTTTAGGAGTGGAACATTCTCTCTTAATAAAAACTACGAATTCATATTTACCCAGCCGACGATACTGACGGGTTTATTTTCGTCCGTTGATGAACTTAACGCTTACTGCGCCGCCCAGTACGCAGCAGGAACCCCTGTGCAAATCGCTTACAAGCTGGCCAGCCCCGTCCCCATCACGGCCACTGGCGCACAGCCCATCTCTTCTCTGAGCGGCGCAAACACCGTCCTGACCGATGCAGACAGCGTGACGGTGACCGGCAGAGCAGACCCCATCAAACGCATTACGGACCTCGAGGACGCAGTAGCGTCCATGACAACGAACTAAAGGAGGACTGACTATGGCAATTAAATCCAAAGCCAGGCACGACCTAACGTTACGCTCCATTAAGCGGGAAATCGCTGCAGGACGCGATGTTGCGTTCTGGCTGGATAAAGCATACGTGCACTACGACAACGGACTGCTGACCGCAGATGACATCACAGAGGTGGAGACGCTGGCGCAGGCGTACTACGATGCACTGGATGCTGAGGATGCGGCGGACGCCGAGGAAATCACACTGTAAGGAGGATATCATGGCAAGCACTACATACCGCCATCTCGGTGACGTCACTGGGATGTTCGCCGCACAAGAGCAATTTCGGCACGTCACGAAAATGGTGACAAAATGTCACCGGTTTGCCGTGCTTGGCAATATGGTACGCAACGCCGGGCAGCTGCCGCAGCCTTTTTGGCTCGGTGCTGCCTGTGGCGGCGGCTCGTGTAGTGCTGCCCGCTGCGCTGCAAGGACTTGACCGGCAGCAGATGACAGCAGCCATCAAAAGCGCACCGCTTGGGAGGGTAGACCGTAAGATAGCCTTACTGCGGTACGTTGAGCGGCTCCCGCTGCCGGACATTGCAGCACAGACACATTACAGCCGGACGGCGATAAGCTACCGGCTGAAAGGCATTGAAAAAATGCTGAATGCGTGATATAATATTTGTACCGTCCGAAGTAGCGTACACACACTTCGGAGAAATGTGTACAGAGAGCCAGCGGAAGAACGTTTACCCGCTGGCTTTTCTTTTTGCACGAATTGTGGTATAATAATCTCAACAAATCCTCCCGGCCTCTCGGAGAAGCGCATTAGGGTGGATATTTGCCAGCTAGCCCAGTGCTTTATCTGGGAATGAAAAAAGCGGTTGCCAGATAGGTGCCGGCCAGTCTCCCGCCCGCCTAATTGCAGTGCGTACCATGTGAGAGACGCATAAAACCCCCGGTGTTCCGTTTGGAGCATCGGGGGTCTTTCTATTTTTTCTCTTTTTTGATTTCTTCGAGACGTCTTGCAAGCTCTTCTTCCCATCCCTCATGTTCTTTTAGAAATGGGGCGTATATCAGCTCTTCAGCTGCTTTGCGGGCCGCAACGGCTTCCTCGATTGTATCATGGGTTCCAAGATATGTCTTGTGTCCTTTAAAGCAAATTACAGCGCGGTAACGATTTTTGTCTTTGAAAACGCCACTGTGCCCTGTGGTCGAGTTTTGATTAACCTTCCCGCTAAGACGCGACTTTACAGATACAAGGCTTGATCCATCCACATCCGCTTCACGATGAATCGTATCAGAGGCGAGCTTGACGTTATTGGTACACTTCTTACATTTTGAAATTTTTTTCACTTGAAACAGACGCATATCAGACTTTCTGCCACAAACAGGGCACAATGCGGTACAAAAGAGGTCATT